GCCGGACGCCGTCCAAGATGATGTGATGCCGCCAGTTGTCGCCGAAATCGTAGACGTAAATAAAGCGATCAACCCCGCGCTCGACCAGCGTCTTGAGACGGATGCTCTTCGCTTGCAACACCTTGCGGTCCCAAGCGCTGTCGTCGGGATAAGGTTCGCCATAGAATTGGTCGCCGACGACAAATTCGAACATATGCGCGCCCTGCCAGCGCATCGTGACCTGAATGATGTCGTGCAGCGCTGTCAGGGTGGAAGACAGAGGCACGTCGACCGAGCGCCAGACCTGCGGGTCGGTCCCTTCAAGTTCGATGCGGATGCGGACGACTGGTTCGTTCATGACGGGTGCTGTTTTCCTGCGGCGGCACCTCAAACTTAACGGATAAAATCCCATGCCGACAACTGCAGAGCTGAAGACTCGCCGCGATGCCTTATCAGCGCAGCGCTCCAGCGGTGTGGCGCGGGTCAGCTATGACGGCAAGACCGTGGACTACCGCAGCCTTGCCGAGATCGACCGTGCCATCGAGGTCCTGGACCGCGAGATCGCGACGGCCGAAGGGCGCAAGATCATCCGGCAGGTGCGCGTGATCACCACCAAGGGACTGTAGCGCATGGGCTGGCTTGACGCCTTTCGCCGCCGGGGCACCGGCGGTCCTGTCGCTGTGCGCGCGCGGCTGGAAGGGGCGATGTCGCAGCGCCGGTTGCGGGGCTGGCAGCCGCCGCTGGAAAACATCAACTCGCTGATCGCCTCGGGCGGGCCGCGTCTCTTGGCGCGGTCGCGGGAGTTGGTGGTGACCAATGGTTATGCCGCCAATGCCTGTGAGGCCTTTGCCTCGAACCTCGTCGGCGACGGGATCAAGCCCTCGTCGCTGATCGAGGATCCGGCCCTGCGCGATCAGGTGCAGCGGCTGTGGCTGGCCTGGACTGACGAGGCGGATGCCGATGGGCTGACCGATTTCTACGGGTTGCAGGCGATGGTGGCGCGCGAGATGTTCGTCGCGGGTGAATGCTTCGTGCGGCTGCGCCCACGCCGGGCCGAGGACGGCTTGCTTGTGCCGATCCAGTTGCAACTGCTGCAATCGGAGATGCTGCCCTTCGAAAAGACCGAAGCCGCCGCCAATGGCAATCGCATCCGCTGCGGCATCGAGTTCGATGCCATCGGACGCCGCGTCGCCTATCACTTTCGCCGCCGTCATCCCGGCGACAGCACCGATCAGGGCATGGTCACGCCGGAAACAGTGCGCGTACCGGCCGAGGATGTCCTGCACATCTACCGGCCCATCGACGCGGGCCAGATCCGGGGCCTGCCGCATGTGGCGCCCGCCATGGTGCGGCTGTTTCTGCTCGACCAATACGACGACGCCGAACTCGACCGGAAGAAGACGGCGGCGATGTTCGCGGGCTTCATCACCAAGACCGCGCCCGAAGAACAGCTGATGGGCGAGATCGAGGCGACCGACGACAACGGCGCGACCGTCAGTCTGGAGCCCGGCACCTTGCAGGTTCTTCTGCCGGGTGAAGACGTCAAGTTCTCCAGCCCTGCCGATGTTGGTGGCGGCTACGAGGCGTTCCAGTACCGGACGCTTCTGTCGGTCTCGGCCTCGCTGGGGCTGCCCTATCACCTGGTGACCGGCGATGTGCGGCAGGCCAACTATTCCAGCCTGCGCGCCGAACTGGTCGAGTTCCGCCGCCGCGTCGAGCAGTTGCAGCACGGGGTCATTGCGCATCAGCTTTGCCGTCCGGTCTGGGCGCGCTGGCTGGAAACGGCAGTATTGTCGGGGGCGTTGGACCTGCCGGACTTCGCCGGGTCCCCCGCGCGCTATCGCCCGGTGAACTGGATCCCGCCGCGCTGGGACTGGGTCGATCCCTTGAAGGACATTCAGGCACAGGTGCTGGCGATGGAGGCGGGGATCATCTCGCGGCGCAAGGTGGTCGAGGCCACAGGCTACGACGTCGAGGAAATCGACCGCGAGAACGCCGCGGATGCGAAACGCGCCGGGGACATGGGTCTCACCTATCGCACCAGCCCCGGCGAGACGCAGGGAGCGCGGGCCACACCGACCCGCAAGCCGGAAACCGAGACAGAACAGGAGGCGTAAGCCGATGAACAGCTGGTACGCGATCCGCGCCCAAAGCACCGGCGCGGAGGTGGTGATCTATGACGAGATCGGGGCCTACGGTGTCTCGGCCAAGGGGTTTCTGGCGGAACTGGCAGCACTTCCCGATGCCACACCGCTGGCCTTGCGGCTGAACAGCCCGGGCGGGTCGGTCTTCGATGCAGTCGCGATCTACAACGCGATCAAGCGCCATTCCGGCACGGTGACGGTCTGGATTGACGGGATTGCCGCCTCCGCCGCCTCCTACATCGCGATGGCGGGCGACGAAGTGATCATGCCGGAAAACGCCTTCCTAATGATCCATGATCCTGCGGGGGTGGTGATGGGCACCGCCATCGACATGCGCGCGATGGCCGATGCGCTGGACAAGATCAAGGGCAGCCTGCTGCAAGGCTATGCCGCCAAATCGGGGCGGCCGCAGGAGGAAATCGCCCCCTTGATGGCGGCGGAAACCTGGCTTGATGCCAAGGATGCACTGGATCTCGGCTTTGCCGACCGCATCGCCGAGCCGGTTCGGATCGCCGCACGTTTCGACGTGGGACGCTTCCGTAATGCGCCGCTCGCGCTCGCCGAGGTTGTTGTCGATGCGGACGAGGCGAACCTGGGGCACACTGCGGCGGCGGACGCCGAGGACGAGGACGAAGAAACCGCGTCCGATGCAGCAACTGGCAATGAAACTCTTGGGGCTCCCGAGACTTTCGGCACCGACACAGTTCTGCCTGTCGATCCTGACCCGCCACCCGAAGCCGTTTGCACCGTGACCGCTGCCAACGATGCAGCCAATACCGCCAACATCCGCGTCGAAGCACTGACCCATGCCCGAGCCGTCGTCGATCTCTGCCGTCTCGCCGGGCAACCGCAGATGACAGTCCGGTTCCTTGAGCGCGACACCGGTCTCGACGACGTCCGCGCCGCCCTTCTGGCCACCCGCGCCGAGACGGAACCCGAAATCTCCGCGGCCCATCCGCAACCCGGCCGCCCCTCTGGCGCGCGCCCTTGGGGCGATGTCATCGCCCGCACCTTCCGTCTGAAAGGATAACCCCATGACCACCCTCACTGAAACCCGCCACGCGGGCGGCTTCCTTGTCTGGGAAGCGCTCCGCGATTATTGCCGCAGCACCGTCATCCTGGCCTCCGGCAACCTGCAACCCGGCACCATTCTGGGCAAGATCACCGCCTCCGGCAAATACGCCGCCCACGATCCCGCCGCTGCGAACGGCACCCAGACGGCAGCGGCCGTCTTGTGGGACAGTGTCGATGCCAGCGGCGGCGATACCAATGCCGTCGTGCTGATCCGCGGCCCCGCCATCGTCAACCAATACGAGATCAGCATCCCCGGCACGCCCACCGCGCCGCAGATCGCCGCCGCCCATGCCGCGCTGCTGACGCTCGGCATCCTCGTCCGCTAACACCAAAATCAGGAGGCACCCCATGGCCACCATGGACATTTTCGAAGGCGATGCCTTCTCGATCATCGAACTCACCCGCGCACTGGAAAACATCCCCTACAAGCCCGCCACCCTGTCGGGGTCGGGCCTGTTCGGCCCGCGCGGCGTCCGCTCTCGCACCGTCGTGATCGAGAGCCGCGACGGCACGCTGTCGCTGATCCCGTTCTCCGAACGCGGCTCGGCCTATGACCAGCAGACCCCCGAACGCCGCGATGTGCGGGCCTTCGTCTGCCGCCAGTTCAAGAAACAGGACGTGATCTGGGCTTCTGAAATCCAGCAGGTCCGGGATTTTGGCAGCGAGTCTGCCACCCAGCAGGTCCAGGCTGAAGTCGCCCGCAAGCTGGGCCGCCTGCGCAACGACGCCGAGACCACCTTCGAGTACCACCTCTTCAACGGCATCCAAGGGCTGGTGAAAGACCCCCGCGACGGGGCGACGGTGGTGAACTACTTCACCGAGTTCGGCATCACCCCCGCGACCGAGGTGGACTTCGACCTCGACAATGCGACCCCGGCGTCCGGCGCGCTGCGCAAACGCTGCCAGGCGCTGATCGAAAGCGTCGAGGATACGATGGGCGGCCTTGCCACCGGCGCCATTGCGCTGCGCGCCGAATGCGGCTCGGCCTTCTTCGCCGATCTGGTGGCGCACAAGGAGGTGCGCGAGACCTACCTCAACACCGCCGCCGCCGCCGATCTGCGCTCGCGCATCGCCGATGAGGTCAGCTTCGGCGGCATCACCTTCCGCCGCTACCGGGGCGGGGCGGGCTTTGGTGTGGGGACCGACAAGGCGGTGTTCTACCCCGAGGCCGTCGACGGGCTGTTCGAGATCTACCACGCCCCCGCAGACACCTTCGAGACGGTCAACACGCTGGGCCAGCCCCTCTACGCCCGCATGATCCCCGACCGCGACCGTGACGAATGGGTGCGGCTGGAGATCGAAAGCAATCCGCTGCCGATCTGCACCCGCCCGCAGGTGCTGCGCTCGGCGCGGCGGACGTGATGACTGTCTTTGCCGCCGCCATCGAGATGCTCTTCGCCGATCTCAACATCGGCGTGGAGGCGATCTACACATCCGATGGCGGCGCACCTGTTGTTGTGCGCGCTGTACTCCGGCGGCCGGACGAGGTGACCAGCTTTGGCGATGCCCGGCTCTGGTCGGAAACCACGCGCATCGACCTGCGCGCAGCCGAGGTGCAGGATCCGCGCCCTGGCGAACGGATCGAGATCGACGGTGAGGCCTTTCTCATTCAGGGCGAACCGGTACGAGACCGGGAACGGCTGGTGTGGACCGTCGACCTGAGGCCAGCGTGAAACTGAAACTCGCCATCCATCCCGACATCGTTGCCTTGATGGCGGCGGAGGTCGCGGCCGGGGAACGCGCTGTCACCGCTGCGATGCGCGAGGCTGGCACTGGCTTGAAATCCGCCTGGCGCACGCAGATCACCGGCGCGGGATTGGGCTTGCGCCTAGCCAACTCGATCCGCTCCGCCAGCTTCCCCAAATCCGGCGAAAGCCTGAACGCGGCGGCGCTGGTCTGGTCGAACGCCCCGGTGATCATCGGCGCGCATGACGCCGGCCCGCTGATCCGCTCGAAGAACGGGTTCTGGCTGGCGATCCCCACGCCAGCGGCTGGCAAGTCTACCCGCGGCGGCCGGATCACCCCCGGAGAATGGGAACGCCGCACGGGGTTGCGCCTGCGGTTCATCTATCGCCGCAGGGGGCCAAGCCTGCTGGTCGCTGAGGGGCGGTTGAATACTAAGGGCCGGGCTGTGGCGTCAAAGTCGAAAACTGGCCGGGGCGTCGTGACTGCGCCGATCTTCCTGCTGGTGCCGCAGGTCAAGCTGCCGAAACGGCTGAACCTCGCGCGGGATGCCGAGCGAGCGGTGGACGGTGTGCCAAGGCTGATCGTGGCAAAATGGGCGGAGAGCGGGTTCTGATGTCTAATATGCGGACAAAGCTGCCGTTTGCTGCGACTGTAAGTGCAGCTTCAACGCCTTTCCGGCACGGAAATCAGCTAGACGGGCGGGAACCAGTATTCGCTCGACGAAAAAACCTGCCTATAACGGCGGTGTTTAAAGGAATCTCCATAGGGAAGACAGTATGGGCGGCATAGCGTTCGATTTCGATCCCAAGGAAGGCTTGGGCGATGGCTTCCTCACACCTGTCTACTTCGACAGCGAGGTGCTTGTGAAGCACCTCTACAGCAAAACAATCGCGGTAGAGTTCGCCAGCGAGACCTATGGCACCATTTACTGGCCCGACCGCTATATGTCCTTCGGCATCAACTCGAAGGGTGCAGTCATCGCATGGCTGGGGGACCTGAAGGAGATACCTGTCGCGGAACAGCACCATTGGCGCGAGTACAACATTCCAGCTCAGCACGACATGAGGTCGGAGTTTTTTGACGCACAAATCAATGCGCAATTTACTGAGCATCCTGTAGGCATCCAAGTCATCAATGCTTTGGAAGAATGGAATACCGCCTTTGCCCGAAAGAACGGAATCGAGATCTACAAGCCGAAGGCTTTTAAGGATCGCATCGAAGCAGTAAGACGCTATCGCCGCATCATCATTAAATCCGAGGACGACTTCATTCGCTTCGTCAGCGAGTTGAACGAGATCATCAACGAAAACGTCGACAATGATCAGATTCGAAAATTCCTCAAGTCGAACAACGTTGCGCCCAAGGATGGTTCGAAGGGCAACAAACTCCTAGAGATGACTTATCGGGACGTACTGGGCGACACAAAGAACCTCATCGCCCCTTTCTTCTGGCTCTATGATTTGCGTCTGTGGGCAGACCACGAGATGGGTGACGACAAGCTCAAAGACGTCGCGGCGAAACTTGGCATTGCAGACCTGAAGGACTTTGAAGCGATCTTCACCAAATTGCTCGAAAAACTCCGGGACAGCTTAGCCGATTTGAAAGCTACCTACGGTTGACTAAATAGGCTTGAGTGTCCGCTTCGGATTTAGTGCTTTTCCTGTTGCCACACTCTTTGCGCCCAATCCGACTCTCAGTAGTGGGCTCTTTTCGCCCAATTTGAGCATGATATGCCCACGCACCGTGAAACCATCCTCACCGCGCTGTACACGCGACTCTCGGCGTTGCCTGCCACCGCCCTGCGCGGCGACGTCCTTCCAGAACGTGTGCCCGCAGCTGGCCTCCTGATCCTGCGGGACGGCGAGCCGGGGGAGCCTGAGGTGACGCTGTCGCCGCTGCGCTACCACTACCAGCACCGCGGCGAGATCGAGGCGGTTGTTCAAGGCGCTGCCCGTGACACCGCCTTCGACACCCTCTGTGCCAGCATCGGCGCGGCGATTGCCGCCGACCGCACGCTGGGCGGTCTCTGCGACTGGGTCGAGGCGGAAGCGCCTCGACCTGTTGATCTGGCCATGGAAGGTGCCGCTAGCCTGAAGGCAGCGGTGATTCCGGTGATCCTGCACTATTCCACGGCCGACCCACTGGCCTGACCCCACTCACGATAGGAGAACACGATGGCACGAGCCCATGGGGCGCGGGCGCAAATGGCGCTTGCGTTCGAATCCGTCTATGGCACCGCGCCCGCCACGGGCTATCGCACGGTGCCGTTTGCCAGTACCACGCTCGGATCCGAACAGCCGCTGATTGCGTCGGAACTGCTGGGCCAGGGGCGCGATCCGCTGGCCCCGATCA